GGCAAAGTCTTCGACTCACTCCGGGACTCTGTCGTGAAGGCCGGGCCAAAGCGTCCGGTGACGGCCCCGCCGCTGGACCTGAGCGACCTTCCTGCGCCGGGATGGAAGCGGGTGGATGCGTTCGCCAGGGAGTACCTCAAGGTGCCGAAGGGCACGGGAGCGCGTGAACCGTTCCGGCTGCGGAAGTGGCAGCTAGACATCGTCCGTGGGCTGTACCCGATGCGTGGGCAGCGTCCGCGCCAGGGCCTGCTCTCTCTGCCCCGAGGCAACGGCAAGACGGGCCTGGCGGCCGTGCTCGGGGCCTACGGACTGTTCGCTGACGGGATCGAGGGTGCCCAGGTGCTCATCGTCGCCAGCGACGAGCGTCAGGCTGGTCACGTCTTCCGTGCGGTCCGTCGCATGATCGAGCTGGACGAGCGGCTGGCCGAGCAGGTGCAGATCTACACCGACCGCATCTACGTGCCGCACACGGACTCTGAGCTGCGGACCCTTCCGGCCGAACCCGGTGCCTTGCAGGGCTGGGACCCGACGCTCATGGTGGTCGATGAACTGCATGTCGTGACCGAACCGGTCTGGGAGGCCGTGACCTCTGCCGCCGGCAAGCGGGAGCAGTCCCTGACGCTGGCGATCTCTACCCCGGCCGACTCTCCCGAGTCAGTCATGTGGAAGCTCGTGGAGTGGGGCCGCGAGGGCACCGACAAGTCGTTCTACTTCCGCGAGTATGCCGCCCCTGATGGATGCCGGGTGGACGACGAGGTGGCGTGGAAGATCGCTAACCCGGCGCTCGGAGACTTCCTGCACGCGGACGCGCTGCGGGCCACGCTCAAGACCACCCGTGAGCCCGCGTTCCGTCGTTACCGGCTCGGGCAGTGGGTCGGGCAGGCGGAGTCGTGGCTGCCGTGGGGTCAGTGGGACTCGTGCGCCGACCCGGACCGTCTCGTGGCCGACGGGGAGCGCGTCGTGCTCGCGTTCGACGGTTCCGCATCCGGCGACTCCACGGCCCTCGTCGGTTGCACCGTTGGGCCCGACCCGCACCTGTTCGTCGTGGACGTGTGGAGCAACCCGGGTGACCGCGGCTGGCGTGTCCCCCGCGGACAGGTGGACCAAGTCGTGGCGGCAGCCTTCGACCGGTGGGACGTCGTCGAGCTCGCGGCAGACCCCTGGGGATGGAGAAGCGAGCTGGAGTCGTGGTCGAAGCGACACGGTGAGAAGCGGGTGCTCGAGTGGAATACCGCTCACGCCGCTCGGATGGCGCCGGCAACTGACCGGTTGTATCAGGCGACCGCGACTAACGCGGTGACTCACGACGGCGATTCTCGAATGGCAGCGCATATCGCCAACTGCAAAGCAAAGTCAACGCCGATGGGCGATCTAGTGACAAAGGATAAGCGCGGATCGCCCCGAAAGATTGATGCCGCCGTTGCTGCCATTGTGGCATTCGACCGTGCGGCGTGGCATTCCAACAAGTCGACCCGAAAGCGTGTGGTGAGTTTCAGATGACCGATGTTCTCAAGGCTCTTTCCGACAAGCTCGATACGACCGCCCCGACCCTGGCGCGGCTCGACAACTACTACAACGGCGTGCAGCCCGCGGCGTTCCTGGCACCCGAGGCGAAGGAGGCGCTGGGCAACCGGCTCCGTACCCTCGCGGTCAACTTCCCACGGCTGGCCGTGCAGTCCGTGGCCGAGCGGCTGCAGGTGTCCGGCTTCCGGCTCGGGGAGACCGAGGACACCGACGCCGAGCTGTGGAACGTCTGGCGGCGCAACCGGATGGAAGATGCCGCCGCGCAGGCGCACACCGATGCGCTGGTCTATGGCAGGTCGTTCGTCGTCGTCTGGGCCGGGCGTACCGGTGCCCCGCTGGTGACCGTCGAGTCCCCGCGCCAGGTGGCCGTCCTGCGCGACCCCGCGACCCGTGAGGTCACGGCCGCGCTCAAGCGGTGGGTGTCCGGCGACAAGGGCCATGCCGTGCTGTACGAGGCTGACAAGATCACGCGGTTCGTCTCGGCGGCGAACGTCGTGGACCCCGCCGCGATGCCGTCGACCGGCTGGCAGCAGTCCGGGACGATCCCGAACCCGCTCGGGGTCGTGCCCGTCGTGCCGATCGTCAACCGGGGCCGTCTGCTCGAGGTCGACGGTGTCTCCGAGATGGAGGACGTGCTCGACCTGGCCGACGCGCTGAACAAGATCATGTCCGACGCCCTGGTGACGTCCGAGTACTACGCCCGGCCGCGCCGCTGGGCCACGGGCCTCGAGATCGTGGAGGACGACGAGGGCAACCCCGTCAAGCCCTTCTCCAACGCGCTCGACGACGTGTGGCAGGCCGAAGACCCCGCCACGAAGTTCGGCCAGTTCGAGGCCGCCGGGCTGGCCGGGTACGCCGACCTGGCCGCGATGCTCACACAGCAGATCGGCGCCTTGTCGACGCTGCCGCCGCACTACCTCGGCTTGAACGGTGACCAGCCTCCCAGCGCCGACGCGATTCGTTCGGCTGAGGCGTCCCTGGTCTCCCGGTGCTACTCCCTGCAGCGCACGTTCGGGCAGTCGTGGGCCGACGTCGCCCGGCTCATCGTGGCCGTCCGTGATGGGTCGGACCCGACCGCGCTGGACGTCGAGACCGTGTGGGCCAACCCCGAGACCCGGACCCCGGCCCAGGCTGCGGACGCCGCCGCCAAGCTCGCCGGCATCGGTGTGCCCTTGTCGGTGCTCCTGGCGGACCAGCTCGGCATGACCCCGGCACAGGTTGAGCGGGTGCGGGCCGCACGCCGCGGTGACGCGCTCGACGTCGCCGGCATCGACCTCATGCGGGTGGCCCAGTGACCTACACAGACGAGCTCGAGGCGCTGGCCGGACGCTCGCAGGATGCGGTCGTGCGGATCTTCGAGGCATGGCAGGCCGGGGACATCTCCACCGACGATGCCGCGCGGCTGATCGCCAACGTGATCGCCGGGGCCAACTCCGCGGCCACGAGCCTGGCGGACCTGTCCCTGGCCGCCACGCTCATGGGCACGATGCGGGCACCGGTCGCCGCCCACGGACTGACTGTGCATCCCGGCACGCCGGCGAGGCTCGACAAGGCTGCCAGGACGCTCCTGGCGATCCCCGGAGTGACCCGGGAGCGCGTCGCCCGGCTGGGACGGGTCGAGCCCTTGGAGGCAGGCTCTCGCGCCTACTCCGAAGCGATCACCCGCGCGCCGCAGGTCAGCGGATGGCGGCGCGGGCTGGACGGCAACCCGTGCCAGCTCTGCCGCTGGTGGTGGCGAGAGGGCCGCGTCTTCCGCGCCGACCATCCGATGCCCCGGCATAAGGGCTGCACCTGCACACAGGAACCCGTGGTCGACGAGGCCACACAGAACCATCAGACCCAGCGGCAGGCACGACAGGCCACCGCGTCCCAGAGGAGGACGGCATGACTGCAGAGACCACAGAGCCCAAGACCGAGGACGCCGTCGAGGTCTTCGAGGTTGCCGAAGACACCGGTAACGGTGCGACCGAGACCGAGCAGACCGAAACGGCCGAGCCTGAGACGTTCCCCCGCGAGTATGTCGCCAAGCTCCGCGACGAGTCCGCCAAGTACCGCCAGCGCGCCCAGAGGACCGACGAGCTCGCCCAGCGGCTCCACACCGCCCTCGTGGCCGCCACGGGCCGCCTGGCGGACCCCACCGACCTCCCGTTCGACGAGGCGCACCTGGACGACCCCGACGGGCTCGCGGCTGCCGTGGACGCGCTCCTGGCGTCCAAGCCGCACCTGGCGTCCCGTCGACCCACCGGCGACGTCGGGCAGGGCGCGGCCGGCGACGGCAACATGGTCAGTCTCGCCGGACTGCTGCGGGCCGGGGCCAACTGAGTTGCTTCGAGCTGGTTGTTCACTTTGCACATTCGCCTCGCGCAGATCCTATGGGCGCTGAGGTCGTGCGGGCGGTGGCGGTGGCGCCGCGCCGAGCTGGGGGGTCGGGAGAGTAGCAATTTTGCTACTTCCGAGGACGTCATCGACGCCGAGGTGATCGAGGACGACGAGCTGGGGGGTCGAACGGCGGCGGGTCGGCCACCGGCTCGCGCTTGGCGTAGGTCGCCGGCCGGCTCCTGCCGATCGAGTCGACCCGCGTGTCGAGACCCGTATTTTCCATCTGGAAATTAGCGGCATGGAGATCTCGGTTGACGGTCGCTAGGCCTGCCCCGACGGTGTCGGAAGTAGTCGTTTGACTACTTCGCGGAAACGGGGACGTGTTCCAAGCGGAACACGTCCCAGTGATCGGCTCGTGCTCTGAATTTTCAGATGAAATTTGAGCGACTGATACCCCTCTGGGGTATAGTGGAGGGGTCGGGCCTGGTGCCCGGCCCCTTCGCTATGTGGGCCTGGCGTCCAAGCGTGAATCCCTTCCTCACGACTTGGAGAACCCCATGGCTATTTCCACCACCACCGCCGCAGAGCTCACCGCCGAGCAGGTCCAGTCGATCCTCGTGCAGCCGCTCGAGGCCGCGTCCGTCTTCCTGGCCTCCCGCCCGCGCATCTTCGACACCAACGGCTCGAGCGTCCGCATCCCCAAGCTGGGTGCCGAGACCTCGCCGGGCTGGGCGGGCCAGAACGCCCAGATCGCGGAGGTCAACCCCGACTTCGACGAGGTCGTCCTCCTGCCAGACACGATGCTCTCGGTGAAGACCCTCACGCGGTTCTCCAACGAGCTTGCCCGTCAGTCTGTCGTCTCGCTGGACGCCGCCCTGCGTGACCGCCTCGTGCGCGACGTCGCTACCGCGCTCGACAAGGAGTTCATCGCCGGCACCACGACCAACGGCACCAAGCCGCTGGGCCTGATCAACTACGCCGACCGTCAGAAGATCACCGGCGTCGGCGCGGTCAGCCTCGACGACCTGCACGACGCTGAGGGCCTGGCCCTGGCTGCGGACGTCGACCCGGCCGGACTGCGGTGGATGATGAACCCCCGCGACTTTGTCGCCATCCGCAAGCTCAAGGACGCCCAGGACCGCTACCTCGTGCAGCCGGACGTCACGGCCGCGGGCGGGTACACGCTCCTGGGTCACCCGGTGACCGTCACGAGCCGCATCCCCACGAACCTGGGCACCGGCACGAACCAGTCCGTGATCGCGCTCTGGGACCCGACTCAGGTGGCCGTCGCCCGCGACATGGCCCCGTCGGTCAAGATCCTCGACCAGACGTTCGGGGACTACGACCAGCAGGCCATCCGCGTCGTGGCGCGCTACGACGCCAAGCCGCTCAACGGTGCGGCTGTCGTGACCCTCGAGGGCGTGACTGCCTGATGGCCTACGCCACCGAGCTCGTCACCGTGACGCCTGAGCAGGTGGCCGCATATCTCGGCAAGGGCGACGACAGTGGCCTCGTCGCCCTTGCCGGGCAGCACCTGCCCATCGTGCGCGCGTTCGTCCGCGCATACACCAGAGGTGGCGGCTTCAATCCCAGCGGGCAGATGAACGACGACGTCGCACAGGTGGTCGTCTCTGCGACCGCCCGGCTCACCGCGAACCCTGAGCAGGTGTCCCGACGCCAGCTCGACGACTACGCCGAGAGCCCTGCCGTCCTGAACGGCTTCACGCTGCCCGAGCTGGCGATCCTGCACCTCTACCGACGACGGACCGCCTGATGGACGTCGCCGGCATGATCCGCAGGGGCCGGGACGTAGCGCGCCGGTACATGGAGGCCACGGGCACCACCGTGACCGTGGGCCGGAACACGGGAGCCCTGGATCCCGAGACGTTCGATCCGATCCTTACGCCCGTCTACCCGGATCCTGCGTGGCCCGAAGACCACCCGCTCAAGGCGGGTCCCGCTCGCGTGCAGACCAACGAGGCCGTCGAGAAGGAAGTTGAAGTCGGCGGGGGAACCGTGGTCGTGCAGCGGTACGCCGTGCACCTCCCGGTCGGGACGTTCGCACCCAAGATCGACGACGTCGTGACGGTAACCGCGTGCGGACTCGACCCCAACCTCGTGGGCCGCGAGTTCATCGTGCGCGGCCTGCTCCACAAGTCCGCCGCCACCGCTTACCGGCTGCTCGTGGACGACGACAACGGTTTTGCGTGACGTCACCCGTTACCCGTTACCCACCCCTGTGTGCGGGTAACGGGTAACGCCGTTCCCGGGGCTGGCCGGCCTCCGAAACACGACGACTCCGACACCCTTCAAATCAGGGACCCCCGTCCCACGTAGGTCCCACGAGCGGACGTTCTCGCAGGTGAGAGGGGTGCCCCGGGTGGGATTCGAACCGACCGCCCCCGGTGGACACCGGACGACAAGAGTCGACGTGAAACGCGGCCTGACCTGCGTTAATGCCTGGGACTCACGACACGCGTAGACACCTGTGTACTCTCGTTGTCCCACGCCTTGTCCCACGAGGGGCATGTAACCCGGGAGTCGCGCCATGGGCCGTCGAGAGTTCGGAACCGTCGAGACACTGCCGAGCGGACGGCACCGCGCCCGGTACGCCATCCCGGGATCGCGCCCGAAGAAGTGGGTGAACGCGCCCACGACCTTCTCCACGAAGACAGCGGCGAAGGCATGGCTGAACCGGCAGCGGACCCAGATCGAGGACGGCGTCGTCCGACCGCAGGCCGTGGCGACTCGGACGAGCCTGGGCGAGTACGCCGAGCAGTGGATCAAGACCCGCCGTAGCGCCCGAGGCGGACCCCTCCGACCGACGACGGCCGCGACCTATCGGAAGTACCTCAACAAGCAGCTCGTGCCGCTCGCTCACCTGGCGTTGCCAGAGGTCACGCGCGATGTCGTCCGCTCCTGGTACGCCGACCTCCCCGAGAAGACCGCCACCGTGAACGCCCGCGCGTATGCCTTCCTGAAATCGGTGTGTGCCTCCGCTGTCGACGACGAGCTCATGCCGGCCAACCCGTGCACGATCCGCGGCGCCGGCCAGGCCCAGCCCAAGACGAAGGTGACAGTCGCCAGCCCTGCCCAGGTCCACGCGCTTGCGGATGCCATGCCCGAACACCTGCGCCTGGCGATCCTCCTGGGCGCATGGTGCTCTCTGCGCAACGGGGAAGTGCTCGAGCTTCGACGTTCCGATGTCACACCCGAGGCCGTGCGCGTCGAGCGCGGCGTCACGTTCGTCGACGGCAGTGCCATCGTCGGCCCACCGAAGACCGGAGCGGGCGTGCGGATGGTAGCTGTACCGCCGCACATCTCCGATGCGATCACCGATCACCTCAACACCTGGGTCAACGCTGACTCCGATGCGTTGCTGTTCCCGCGGCATCCGGGGGAGCGGACCCATATGCACACGAACACGTTTGGCTACTTCGTGCGCGAGGCAGTGAAGCGCACCGACCTGCCCCCGACGTTCCGATTCCATCACCTACGGCACTCCGGCCTGACCCTCGCGGCCCGCACGGGAGCCACCGTGGCAGAGCTGCAGGCCCGTGCCGGGCATTCGACGCCGCATATGGCGCTCAAGTACCAGCACGCCGCATCGGAGCGGGATCGCGCTCTGGCCGATGCGCTATCGAAAATGATGGCGATCACTGAGAACGCGGACTAGTACCAATTCACTCGACGAGTACGAAGGAGTGGCGTTCCTCAACACCTGTGAGGCCGTCGACTACAAGAACCGTCGTCAGTTGTAGACGCGGGACGACACGCCCGGGGGCAGAGACACACCGAGAATTTGGCCAGTTTCGAGGCGTAATTCGTCGCGGTCGGGCATGGATGATGCGGCGTAGCCAGGGCTAGCGCACGTTCCACCCGCTATTCGGTCGTCGAGCGGGAGCACGCGCGCCCCATCTGTCCGGAGCGCCTGTCCGCAGCGCCCGATACTGTCTACCCCAGACAGCAAAAGTCGCTGTTGGTCAAAGTTGACGGTGGCCCGCCCAGGCCTACGAAACCATGAGGGCGGACCACCGTGTGAGTGCCCCCAAAGGAGGCATCCCCATGGTTGCACAGATTCCACTCCCGGCGTTCATCTCGCCGTACGAGGCCGCGACCTATCTCAGCGTGTCGCGGCGCACCATCGATCGGCTGATCGCGGACGGATCACTCCCCGCGTATCGAGCAGGAGCCCGGGCAGTCCGCATCCGCGTGACTGACCTCGAGGCGATCCTCCGGCCGATCGAGGCCGCTTGATCACCCGCGAGGTGTACGTCGTCGACGTCTCGAGCGCTACGAACGGCTTCCTCGACGAGCGGCGTGCCCACATCGAGATTGACGATCTGCTGCGCGTCGCCCGTCCGGGATCGAGCGTCCGCCTCGTCGTCGGCAAGGTGGCTCCGCTGTTCTCCACGGCCGAGCTGACGCCGCCCCCGCCGTACTGGACCGAGCTGCTGCGCAACCACGCGGTGCAGATCGAGGGCGACGCGCGGACGGTGCGCACCTGGATGGTCGCACTCGAAGGGCTGGCGTGATGACGGCGACGACCCCTGACTACTTTGCAGCCGACACCTACGCCGAATCGCCGTTACCCGTTACCCAACCCCCTGTGTCGGTAACGGGTAACGCGCTGTACGCCGATGTCGCCAGCCTCCTGGACGGCACCATCCCCGAGCCGCCGAAGCCCGCACTTCTGACCCGCAAGGACGGCAACAAGGTCTTCTACGCGGGACAGTTCAACCACATCATTGGGGACCCCGAGAGCGGAAAGACGTGGCTTTGCCTCGCCGCCACCGCGGAAGCACTGAGCGAAGGCGGGACCGCGCTCGTGATCGACATCGATCACAACGGTGTCGCATCCACCGTCGCCCGTCTGCTCGACCTCGGAGCACCGGAGGCCGCGCTCCGCACAACCGCACGATTCCGGTACGTCGAGCCGGAAGACGGTGCACACCTGCTGCGGGTCGTGCAGGACGTCAGCACCTGGAAGCCCAGAGTCGTGGTGCTCGACTCGATAGGGGAGCTCCTGCCGATGTTCGGCGCATCCTCGAACAGCCCCGACGACTTCACGCGCGTTCACCAGCTCGTGATCAAGCCGCTTGCCCATACGGGTGCCGCCGTGCTGGGCATCGACCACCTGGCGAAGAACGAGACCAGCCGGGCCATGGGTGCAACCGGGACCGCGGCGAAGAACCGCGCGGTCGGGGGAGTGTCGCTCCGCGTCACCGTGGCCGACAGGTTCGTCCCCGGCAAGGGCGGTTCGGCTTACGTGAAGGTCGTCAAGGATCGTCACGGCGGGCTACGCCAGCACTGCTCGACCGAGGACAAGGAACCGATGGCCGGCACGTTTCGGCTGTTCGGCGACGACCATGACAAACGCTGGATGCTCACGGCGCCCATCGAAGGTGAGCGCAACCCGGACGAGGGTGCACCGGCAGCCGACGTCGAAGCGCTCCGCAGGCTCGACCCTCAGCCCACCACCGTCAAGGAAGCGCGGGAGCGCATGAACTGGCGGATGGATCGCGCCTCCCGGGCAATGAAGGCGCTCCGCGAACCGCCGTTACCCGTTACCCGCACACAGGGGTGGGTAACGGGTAACGCCACCTGCACCGTCTGTCACGACGCCATCGACCCCGCAGCCGGAACCGTTCACCCGCTGTGCGAAGCAGCCGCATGACCAGGGAGAAGACCATGAAGGACTACAACGACACCGACGCACTCATCCTCACTGGGGCGCGAGCGAAGATGGCCCACCGTCTTCGTTCCCTGGCCCGACGTGCGGGTGACTTCAAGCTCGAGGACGTCGAGGCGATGCACCGACACCTCGACGCCTTCCGTGCCGAGATGTACGCCCAGCGTCACCCTGAGCCGGTCGATCAGTCGGAGCGCGCATGACCTACCGACCCTGCCTCGTGTGCGGTGAGCCGTCGCCTGACAGCCGGTGCCGTGCCCATGAGCTGCCCGCACCTGCCAAGCCGTCAGCGACCGCGCGTGGGTACGACTGGGCATGGCAGCAGCTATCGAAGCGAGCTCGACGCATATCGCCCTTCTGCGAGGACTGCGGAACGACAGAAGACCTGACTGTTGACCACCTTCCTATCGCGTGGGAAAGGAAAGCAGCGGGAAAGCCAATCCGCCTTCAAGACGTCGCTGTCGTCTGCAGATCGGACAATGCCAAGCGTGGGCGTGCGCGACCCACGGGGGAAGACCCTCGTCGACCCCCACAGGAC